ATAATATATACGACTTTACGACTTTAATACAAGAAATATTATATTATATGTATCATCAACTACTTATTTTGCCTGAATCCAGAGAAGGCACAAATACTACTATAGCAGTAAACACTAAAACTACCCCTTCTTTTCTTCTTAGGACTTTCTTCTAAATCCTTTTATAATTGGACTTAGAGCAAACAATGCTATATTTCATTTTGAGAGGTGCATGGAAACCCCCACCTTAAAAAATGACCATCACCCCCACCCCCCAAAAACCTTAAAAAAACCTTAAATTAAGATTTAATTAAGAAATTAAGATTTTAATAAGATTGGGGGGTTGTTTGGATGTATCCCAAAACCAAAAAAGAAAAAAATTAATAAATAGTTTGGCACGGTTCTTGTATACCGAGGGGGAAAATGAGTTTTAAAATTATTTAGAGTTTTGATCTGTGTAAATCAATATATTGTTAGACTTAGTATTTTACAAACCAATCGGTGCGAAGAAATCGGAGAAAATACGAAGAAAAATAAAAATAATTAAAATACCCGCTTTGTTCTGGTATTGTTAAAGATAGGGAAACCAAGCCCACCATAAATAAAAAATAGTTTAGCCATACATATATAATAACCTTAACATTACCCATTGAATGAATGGTAAATAATGACTATTGAATAAAAAAAAGGAGATTACAAATGAAAATAACTCATAACAATATAAACGATAATGGTAACAAAAAAACAATCGACCTGACCCCCAATGATCAACAATATAAATATCTATTAAATTACATTGTTGATAGATCGACGAATAAAAAAGACGTGGTGTGGGCGAAAAATGAATTAAAAAAATGGGAGAATAAATAATGGAATTAATCAAGGAAATACACATTAACGGGCTTGATCTGCTTTTAATGGGCGTAATTGCTTATCTATTAGGGCAAGTTCACAATTTAAAAAACGAGGCGAAAAAATGAAACTATTAACAGACCCACAAGGTAATCCAAAAACTAATAAGTCTATGAAAAAAGGATATTACACGCCTGTGTTACATATGCTACCCTCAAATTTAAGCGGGTTCAATGTATGTCCAAAAGCATCCGAAGGCTGTAAAATGGCTTGCCTAAATACAGCGGGGAGGGGTGGGATCATCAAAAAGGGTGAAACTACTAATGTAATACAGGAGGCGAGGCGTAAACGTACCTTGATGTATTTTCAAGATAGAAAAGCCTTTTATTCTCAATTATCAAGGGAAATAAAAAACGCTGAAAACAGAGCCAAAAAAAGAGGGTTAAAGCTTGCCATAAGATTGAACGGAACAAGTGATTTGAGGCATGAAAATAGCCATATAATGCAAGAATTTAGTCATGTTCAATTTTACGACTACTCAGCTATTCCAAACAGAAGGGGCTTGCCTTCAAATTATCATCTAACGTTTAGCAGGAAAGAGGATAATAAAAAGGATGTACTAACAGCCATAAAAAACGGTTTAAACGTGGCTGTCGTATTTGAAAAATATTTACCCAAAACATTTTTAGGGTTGCCCGTATTTAATGGAGATAAAACCGATTTAAGATTTACTGATCCTAAAAAATCAATTATTGGATTATTGGCAAAAGGAAAAGCCAAAAAAGATAACAGCGGGTTTACAGTAAATCAGGCATAAAAAGGAATAACAAAATGAATAAAGCAGAACAAACTAAAAACAAGTACATAAAAAGCCTTTTTAATTCTATCCAAAGTGAATTAAAGGAGATAATAAAACAAGCGGAGTTAATGCCATATACCACCAAAAACAACTATGGTAAATATTTGGGCATTTTAACCACGTTAAAGCCACAATTGGGGCTTGATAACTCAGTAAAATTATTAATAATGGCTGGCGGTAATAGACAGGGAATATTAGATGCAAGTAAGATTTTAAAATAAAGGACAAACTAGCCCCCTTAATTGGGGGCTTTTTTTGTGTCTAAAATTAATTTAATGAATAAGACCATAAGCCACCACCTAAAACACCGTTTTAAAGCCCATATTGGGGGTAATATGGGCAACAAACCTAAAATTGATACCAATACACCTTCAATACGTAAAAGTTTGGTTTTGAGCCATTTTTGGGCGAATATGGGCAAAATTAGAGGGAAAGAGGCAGAAAGAGATTCCTTATTGAGAATGGTTCTCATTAAGCTATTGAGATTCATTCGCAACAAGCCGTTGAGATCAATCTGTTATATCCTGTTATATATTCACTGTTATATTTTGGGTTATATTTTTGACTCTACAAAATTATTTTTATGACGTGAAAAGAAATATTTATAAAATAATACTTGACTTTTATATTTCAAGTGTTATAAACTTGAGTAGTTATTTTGAAACAAAAAAAGGAAGAATAATGAAACACACTAAAGGAAAATGGAAAGTAGATAGGTCGGGGATTGCATCGATATACATCAAAAGTGGTGATGTATTTATTGCGGGGATTCATAACCAAGACAAAAGGATTGAAGGTAAGAGACCTTCGGACAACGATGCTTACGACACTTCAGAAACAGATGCTAATGCCAATTTAATCGCATTAGCACCCGAAATGCTTAGATTAATTAAGGATATTGTTAGAATCGAAAAGAAACTGGGGCATGAGGGCAGTAGCATTTTCTGGCTTTGTGAAGACTTCTTATCCAAAATCAAAAAGGCTAATAAAAAAGGAGAAATAAAATGAATTACTTATTAACTGCATATAGCGTAATTATAACCATATTATTAATAATGGTCTGGTTTGATTATAACAATCTATACCAGAGGTATATTGATGAACAGGAACATAGTTCTGATCTCAGAAGAACAATCCTAAAATATCTGAGGGGGCGAAATAAAGAAAGTGAGGTGGAGTGATGATTGATTATATATTAAATCCATTCGTACTTATAAATACAATGTGGATGATAACACTTATAATTATAACAATACTTTTGAGAAAAAAATGAACGATATTGATAGATATAGGCTTAAAGTATTACTTAAAGGGCTTAAACTTGAAATATTGGGTATGAAAAAGCGTGGAAGTTCCTGTTATTCCATTATTAAAAAGGAATTTGGGCTTAAAGGTAATAAGCAGAAGGTATATGACCAATTATTGAAATTAGAGGAGAGTTTGTAATGTTATGGGTTAGTATTGTAGGTTTCCTATTCGGTTTATGGTGCGGTGTAATGCTCGCATATATGAGATTGAGAGAATTATCAAAGGAAAACGAGGAGTGTTGGAATTATATTACCGAATTAGAGGATGATCTTAATGTATGACAATATGACAGAGGCTTAACTGCCACATCGTCTATTGGATAGTTATATTTATAGTGGTAACTTGATGTATCCAAAATGAGGAGATTATGAGCAAGAAGAAGAAATTCCCAGATAAAAGCGACCCCCAAAAACATTGTGCCAATTATAATTCTGGTATGTGTATGGGGATTCAGATAGGGAGCCACTTGCAACAATGGGTAGATTCAGATTTATATGGAAAGCGGTGTCGGATTTTGGATAAGAAAGAATGCGACTATTTTATCGAGATTGTAGAGCCGATTTTATGAGAACGGGCAACAGGGTGGTTCCCTCCTTTCCCACCCTCCGTTCTTGCCCTTACAGGTATAAATATGAACTTGTAAGATGGGCTACCAAAAGATTTAATATTAGTGAATCAAAGGCAAACGATATGAAGAAAAAACAATTATATGCAATATGGTTTAATCTATGAGTTATATAGGTTATATTAACAAGCCTATTAGACACCATCCCGATCTATCACCGAGGGATAAACTTGTTTATTGCGAGATTACTGCCACCTTAGATGATAGAGGGCTTTGTGTTAAAAATAATATTTATTTCTCGAATGTTTTGAATTGCACCAAAAGTACGATCTCGGCAAGTATGACTAAATTACGTGAATTTGGGTTCATCGACATTATAATCGAAAAGGATAGCGAAAGCCAGAAGTTTAAGAAGAGATATATTATTTTAAAAACCAGTACCAGTTTTTCGGGTGGGGGTAATCCAAATTTAGAAAAAGCCGTGTCTGATTTATCGGTAGGGGTAGAGCCTATTTTGGCTAATGCCACCGAGGAGAATGGTACAAAAGCCGATGCCAATTTTTCCGATTCTATTATTATAAATAATAATATTAGATATATATACTCTGATAAGAGGGTTCCAATTAATTATAATACAAAGATTACACAAGGGCAGATGGAATATCTCAAACAGATAGTAACGGAATTTTATACGGCAAAGCATAAACAATACCCCAATCACGTTAAAGCGGATTGGTATAACGATCAACGGCTAACGGTTGGTTCGGTTAATACTTTATTTGACCTCATTAAGTTAGATGGGTGGAATGAAAAAGAAGTTCGTGATGTTATCAGATGGGCTACAAATGACTCTTTTTGGTCATCCAATCTGTTATCTCTAAAATCATTACGGATTAAATCAAAAAACGGACAAACGAAGTTTGCAAATTTGCAAATTAAGTTTGCGAACTAAGGAGAATACAATGCGACTACAAATCGACGGATGGGAATTTTCGGATGCAATAGCCAAGTGGTTTGAAGATAAACACGGTTATGAATTGGATTTTGACAACAAGGAAATATCATTTTCCATCGACATAGATGGCAAGCCAAACTTGTATAGATACCGTAGAGACACAAAATGGAACGATGAAAAAGTTGATTTTGATGTCTTGGCTGAATATAAGATTGAAGGTGTTTATGTCAAGAGGAGAAAAAAAGGTGCGGAGAAGAGCCAATATGTAAAATTGGACGAGGATTGTTACCCTTCAATGAAAGGCATCCACGAAGGTACTGAAATCAACATTAACATATTCTAAAGGAGAATAAAATGGAAACACAATGGGGGGGTCTAAGAAACCCCGAAATACGAAATCAAGTAAGGTTGGGTCTAATATCACCGTCAGCAGGTATAACGAGGGATTCGGAAGAACATAAATATAAAAAGAGATATTTATCCTCTTTAGAGTCACTTGTATATTATTTTGGTGAAGATTGGTTCGATTTGAATGGTGATAAAAAACAAGCCGTCCAGAAGGGTAGAGACAAACACAAAAGGCAATTCACCCAAACTCAGCCAAAAAGATGTGGCGAATGTGGTGAGCCGTGGGGTAAGGATGCAGATGGATTCTATTATATCGACAATGATAATTTTAATAGATTACCAATGTTAAATCAAACTTGTCCAGAATGCCTATGACCTTCGACGAATTAGGGATTAATCTAAGGCATACTTCTGGGCAAGAAAAAACCCAATGCCCTAAGTGTTCACATCAACGTCGGAAGAAGACAGACCCCTGTTTATCTGTGAACATCGATGAAGGTGTTTATAAATGCCATCATTGTGGATGGGGTGGCTCAGTCAATGAGAAGGGCAGTTATATCCCACCAGAGATAGTTAAGCCACCAGAACCATTAACAGACCTACCTAAAGAGGTAATCAAATGGTTTGATGAACGAGGTATATCCGAAGCAATAGTTAGTGATGCGGGGATTGGTTACGATAATCATTGGATTCAATTCCCTTTTAAAAAGGACGGTGAGGTTGTTAATGTTAAATCTCGGACTGCTGATAAAAAATTCAGACAATCCAAGAATGCTGAGAAATGTTTCTATAGATTTGATTCTATGGTTGGGATGGAAGCAATTATAATCACAGAAGGCGAAATAGATGCCCTATCAATGGTACAGGCGGGTTATAATAACGTAGTCAGCGTTCCAGATGGTGCTATTGCCCCTAATTCTCACGCTTCAGATAGAAAATTTTCGTATTTATTGTCAGCGGAAGAGCATTTGATGAATGCAACCACTGTCATACTTGCTATGGATGATGACTCAAGCGGGCACGCTATGAGGGATGAACTTTCTCGACGGATAGGCAAGGAGAAATGTTATCGTGTTACCTACCCCACAGATTGCAAGGATATGAACGATGTGTTGGTCAAATATGGCGAAGATAAGATAACTGAGATTATAACTGATGCACACCCATATCCGATTGATGGGGTCGTATTGGTTAATGATGTCCTTGAAGATGCTATCGACCTTCTTAAAACACCCGATTCTAAGGGTTTAAGCACAGGTTGGGAAGGCTTGGATGAGTATTACCGTATATCGCCTTCTGAGGTTACTATTGTTACAGGAGTGCCTAATATGGGGAAATCCGAATGGATGGATGCCCTAATGATTAATATGGTTCAAGACTACGGATGGAAATTCGGTATATTCTCAGCCGAAAACTTCCCTGTCAAACACCACCTTCTCAAATTGGTTGGTAAATTCACAGGGCAAGCATTCTGGGGGGATGATAGAGTTGATGAAGAAACGGCACGTAATGCTATGGGTATATTAAACGATCATATTAAGTTTATTGGGACTCAGGAAGACACCGTGACTATCGAGAGTATATTAGACCAAGCACGGATTTTAAACTTCCGCTATGGGTTGAATGGGTTGGTAATTGACCCGTGGAATACAGTTGAGCATAAGTTTAGAGATTCTGAGAATGAGACTAATTATGTATCTCGGATACTCGCAAGTCTTAATACATTCGCAAAGATACATGAGATTCATATTTGGGTAGTTGCACATCCAAGAAAAATGGAGAGTGATAACAATAGGAAAGTAGTTGTCCCAACGCCCTATGATATAAGCGGAAGTGCTAACTTTTATAATAAAGCAGATAACTGTATAACAGTACATAGGCATAAGGATGAAGATGAAGATTATGTAGGGATTCATGTGCAAAAGATTCGTTTCCAATACAAAAACGGATACACGGGTATAGGTAAGTTAAATTTTAATATAAGGAACGGCAAATATGGAGAATATTTTAAACAAGACGAAAAGTCATTATTTTAAAGCAATAGAGAAAATAAAAAACAAACCTACAATGGACTATCGGATTAGACGAATGCGGAAACGACTACAGGAAGAATTTGATGCAGTCTGGGTTAGGTATGAGAAAGGTGAGGTTACATTCGATGTATGGGAGAAAGCACTTAATAAATGGTTACAAGCGGAGTCAATATGAAATGTGAACATAGAAATGTAAATAAACGAGGTATCAGAAACGGCAAACAGAGGACGAGATGTGTGGATTGTGGTCAATGGGACTCATTCTATCTATCACCCGAAGGGGTTAAAATCCTTCTGTTTGATATAGAAACAACCCCAATGGAAGTATATGTGTGGGGGTTATTCGGGAATAAATATATTCAGCACGGCAATGTAATAAAAGATTGGAATGTCTTGTCTTGGTCGGCTAAATGGTTGTGTGATTCGGGTATTATATCTGATATTCAAACTTCTAAAGAAGCTATGAACAGGGATGATAAGAGAGTATTGGGTGGTATATGGGACTTAATCAACCAAGCAGATGTAGTGATTGCCCATAATGGTGATAAATTTGATCTCAAAAAACTCAATACGAGATTCCACATGAACGGTTTTCTACCCCCTTCCCCATACCAATCAATCGACACTCTAAAGGTTGCCAAGCGTAATTTTGCCTTCTCATCTAATAGGTTAGATTATTTAGGGCAGATTATGACAAATAAAGGTAAAATAAGTACAAACTTTCAGTTGTGGACTGATTGTTTAAGGGGCGACCCCAAGGCACTCCACAATATGCTTGAATATAACGAAGAAGATGTACGGCTATTAGAAGAGGTATATCTTGAGTTAAGACCTTGGATTAAATCCCACCCGAATGTTGGGGTATATATGGATGGTGAAGTATGCCCATCTTGTGGTAGTGATGATGTCCATGCTAATGGTGGTTATTATACCACAATGGCAAACAGGTATGAATCTTACAGATGTGATGACTGTGGTGCATTATCGAGAAAATTGCAGAGCGAATTATCTGTCCACGATAGAAAAAAACTAATGAGACCATTGCCAAGATAACTCTTGGTTCTTAGATTAATATATGGTAATATTAGGTGTGGATAAAGAAGAAATAACAGGCTCTTACAAGATAGAATTCCCAAAAGAAATGTCAAAAGAAGAAATAAATTGGATAAAAGAACATCTCTTTAGATTCCTCGAAAGACACTCTTGTACAATCGAGAAAAAAGATGTATAAGGGTGATTCTGGGTTATATTGGTTCACAATATCGTGGGATGGATTCGATGAGTATTCTGAAGGCTCCATGTCTTTCCCAAGAAATGAATACGATGATGCGGTGGATGGAATCAAATATTATCTTGATAAATATAAAAATAGGGATGCCTATCTTAGTGGGTTCGCAATGGAAGACAAAACTTCCTCTAAGAACCTTATGACACCAGAATTTATTAAACAGCTAACAGGAGAATAAATGGAAAGAAACACCTTAAAAATAAAAGCTAATACAGATAACATAGTGGAATTTCTGTATGATACCCCAATAGAAGGGACAAATGCTTACGGTATGTATCATTTGTATGCCTTCGGAATGGATGGGGAAGAAGCGGGCTTATTCGCAACAGATACATTGCATGAGAAGTTGAAGAACTTCACAAAGGGTGATTCTGTGAATATTCGTAAAGAAGAATATGAAGCAGGTAAGTTTGGTTGGAATGTTATCCCTCAAGATGGGACACCTACGAGAAAAGCCCCACCACCAAGCGTAAGCACACCAACGACCACTCAAAGTGTAGATGCAAGGACAAAAGACATCCATAGACAGGTATGTCTGAAACTTGCAGTACAAAGTATGGACACCTCAGAGACATTAGATTTTGCAATGGTAAAGTTGCGTATGGAAGGTCTGCTTGGGGTATTGGACAACGAGGAAGTTAAAGAAGAACTCCCCTTTTGAAAAAAAACCTGATTAAAAAGCTCGACTCAGCGTGGGGTTTAAAAGTCCGTGGATATGGGATGTGTGAGAAGTGCCATAAAACCTCTCCCTTAAATGCTCATCATTTCTATTCACGGGCAATCAGGTCAGTCAGGTGGGACTTAGATAATGGATTTTGTCTATGTGTTGGATGCCATGTATTCTCATCTAAGTTCTCTGCCCATAAAACACCCGCTGAATTTGTGGAATGGGCAATAGAGAAACGTGGGCAGGAATGGTATGATGATCTAAAAGGGAGAAAAAATTTATTAATGAAGTACAAAGACGGGGATGTTGAATCTTTACTTAGGAGAATGTTATGAAAAGTAAATTTAGAGATGGTCTCGCATCAATCTGGGGGCATACTGAAATGGAATTAGCCCCCCTGACAAAAGCAGAACTATTAGATAAGATGGCAGAAATTAGTAATATTGTCGATGATTTGGTAAGTCTCGACCTCGAAGGTGAGTGTACCCATTGCGGTGATGTGTATATATGTGAACCCTGTATGGATGAGATGTGTTCGGATATTGCCACTTAAAAAGTAAGGTATGCCCATTTGCATCAAGTGTTTATTGTGGGTTTCAGACAGGGGAAAACCGTCTGGAATATATGAAAAAATGCCCTTTAAAAAAGAAGGAAGTCAGAAAAGAAAGAATTTATGATAAAAATACTTAAATTTGTTGGGATTATATGGCTGATACAAGTGGCTCTTGTTATAATTAGCCTCCCAATGTGGGTATTATTAAAATTATGGGGATGATACTTAACAATGTGGATAAAGAACAGTTGGAAAGTGTAATGTCGTGGTTGGCATTCCCCATAAAAATTTAGGAGATTAAAATGGAATTTACGTGCATAGAATGCGAAACTCTTTACGATGATACAGATGGAGACACAGACGAAAGAATGTGTAATAAATGTCTTGACATTATCTACGATGAATCTTTGGAAAGAAAATCAAAAGAACAGGTTAAATCATCTATGAATAAAATCGATAAATTAATTAAATCTTTTGCCTAATCGCAAAGCAAAACAGAGGAAAAAATTGAAGGTACTCAAGCGAAAAAAGATTGCTGAATATAAATCAAAGAAACGAAGGGAGCGTAAGAATGAAAGTAAAAGACTTCGTAATG